TGTAGCCGCCATTTGACCAGATAATTCACCTTTATCTGCAATACGTTCTGGGGCTAATAATGCAATGGAGTCAATAATCATAACAGTTGGGATAAACTTAGTAATCGGATTACCAGTAGAATCTCTCATACCAGTGTCATACATAAGTTTTTCTTTATTCTTTAATTTAGTTTCATAGATAGTATAGATATCATCATAGATAGACTCTGCAGTGATACCGCTATTCTTAATAGAAACATGATCGAATAGTTCTTGACCAACGTACCCAGTTAAAGTTTCCAAACGTGGAATTGTAATACCACCTTCCATAGATTGGATAACCATTTCAGCATCTGGGAATTGGTTAATAATATTAGCCGCCGCTTGTACAGCAAAAGTAGATTTACCTGAACCTGAGCGACCAATAAGTAAGTTATAAGACCCATCAAGAATACCTCGATGTGTTACAGGTGTAATCTCACCTTTGTCATTATAACAGTTTAATTTATAGCCATTCAAAGAATCAAAATTTAAAAAGCCTGTTGGGTATGCAACATCATATAGACCTTGCTCTGGAGAGTAGCCTGTTACCTCAGCTACACGTTCAATTAGTAAGCCCATAATAAAATCCTCCTAAAAAATATTATTATAAGTTACTAATAAGTTCCAGGAGGGTTAAAAAAATAAAATACCCCAAGGTAGTTAAACTACCTTGGGATAGTTGTTTAGAATATATAGAGACCTTGCTCTTTAAGTTCTTCAGCTATATATAAAACCTTATCATAATCTGCAGATAAAGCTAACATAGAGCATCGTACATCTTTACGAACTTTTTGTAGACGTAGACATTCTTGACTATACTTAGTTAATACACGTTTAATGATAGTCATAGGACGTTCATTCAACATGAATAGCATAGCATTAGTTTCTATATCAAACATCCAGTTCTTGGTATATGTATTAATCTTAGGATCTTCGCAGGATTCTAGCATTGAAGTTACAAAGAATTCTTCGAAGTTTTCATAGAAGAGTTCACCGTATAGATCCATTAAGTCTTCTTCACTTGTTTGAGATGGGTCCATATATCTCATAATTGAAGTATTGACACGTTCTATATTAACGGCTTCATCTTTACTAGAATAACGTGCTACAGAGAGTATAGTAGTCAACTGTTTATTAGTACAGTCTACATAGTCTAACTTCTTGTAGATACGTTCATTGATTACCATGGAGATTTTATGTAAAGCTGTAAGAGTTTTACCAAATCTATCTGGATCAAATGCTGCTTCAGATATAGTTTCAAATAATCCGTAGATTTCATTATTCAAAACACGTATTCTATCTTCAGCAAGTTGTGGACGATTTTGAACCATAATCATTGCAATATATTGCCATGGTTCAAATTTTACATATAGACATCTAGAGATTGGTTTAACACCTTCACCTAGATAGTAAATAATATCAGATAGGTTTTTCTCAAAGTAGTTATAAGCTAGATCTTTGTTATCCCAATCTAAATTATTTAGTTCTTCTATAATAGTCTCAGCAGATTTCTTGATTACAGCAGAGAACGGAACGTCCTCTGCGTAAACTTTGCTGGGTTTTACATATTTATCAAATAGACCCATATATGCTTCCTTTCTTAATAACGTTCTTCGAAGTCATCAATCTTGGAAGATTTATTACCTTTCTTACCATCTACTTTGATAACTAAAACGTCGTCTTTTACAGAATCAAAGAAGTTTTCTTTAACTTTAACTGTAGGGTTTTTGATAGCAGAGCTAGATAAGTTAAACATATCGTCATCTTCTTCCATCTTCATACCACCAATTTGATCAAAGAAACCATCTTTCTTTTTATCTACATTAGAAGTTCTAGCTTTATATTCATTATAAATCTTTTCAACTTCTTCTGTAGGAAGTTTAATACCAGATGCCATGATACATACACGTTCTTGACCAGCTGGTACTGTTTGAATATGAGTGAAGAATTCAAATGGTTCACCTAACTCTTCACGGATTTTAGCATTATCGAAACCAACGTTTTGAGTACGTTCAGATGCATACATAAATACACCAATACGTCTAGCTGTTGGAGTGAAATCTAAGCTCTTTGTAGCATAAATCATTTCTTCGAATACTTTATCCAAATCAGATTGTTTCTTAATGCCATCAAAGTAAGCTGTTTCGATTGTCATGAAACCAGGAGTTGTAGAGATCTTATACAAGTCAGTTTCATCAATATTTTGATCAGAATCAACTAAGTCTAAACCAAGCCATGTACGCATACGAATACAGAATTCATCGTTAGCTTTACGTTCAGCTTCTTGTTTATTCTTGCTGGAAGATAAGAACTTCTTATTGCTGATAGCTTCAACTGTATAGTTGTCTTGAAGTTCTTGGAAGTATTCTACAGTGTTTTGTAGACCACGAGCATCATCTTCGAATCCAGTGAATACTACTAAGTGAACGTTCATATTCAATACTTCACGGATATACTTCGCTAGTATCGTAGAAGATCCACAACCTGTACCACCTTCAGAGGAAGATACAATAACTACTGCATCATCTGTAGGATCTGGGAAAGAATCAATTTTAAGTTTCTCAGATTTAAGAGATTCAATAGTGATAGTTTTAGCACGACCACGTTCTTTACCGCAACCGCCCATACCACCACCAATGATTACATTGATGTCATCATATTCGTCTTTCATATCTTTGCGAGTTGTATTAATAAGAAGTACTTCTTCTCTTCTAAATACACCTTGCTCGATAGCTGCCATAGCTGCTTTATTACCAGCAGCACCAATACCAATTAATTTTGCCTTCATAATAAATTCTCCTTCATTATAAAAATATATAATATTGGATAGGCTAGTTAAAGCCTATCCAACGATTACCTTAATGTATTACTTTGAGTTATAATCTACATGCTACGAGACTGTCTTAAATAAGCATAGGATTCAGACATAATTCCATTAACGCCTTTAATCCATGCTCCAGCAGCCTGTGCATATCTCTTATGACCGTAGATCATTGAGTTTAGACTTGTTTGTCCCTCCTGGTAATAATTTTTACTAATCCATACAGCACCATTGACAATACCATCATAAACAGTATTACCCATATGATGAGCCGCATTAGGATTAGCATCAATAGCATTAATGCCAAAATAGTTGCCTCTATCTCTGGCTAGATAAGATCTACCATAATCAGATTCCCATGATGCATGAGCAAAGATATAGATAGGATCTAGACCAGATTCTTTTGATGCTTCAATAAATATATTACCTTGACCTTGGAATGGAGATGTACCACTTGGGTCAAAGTGTTTAATAATATTATTCATATCTTCTGTAGTTACATAAACAGACTTATTAGATAAATCTGAGTTTTGATCTACATAGTATCTTGAGTTAGCTTTCTTATTAGCTTCTTCTTTAGCAGTAGCTTGTCTTAAAGCTTCTTGCTTAGCTACTTGAACGTATTGATTTAATACTCTAGCGGTATTTGGATCCACATTTTCTTTCTTTTGCATACGTTCATTATCTTTTTTATCTTTATCATTATTGATAAGATTGTTTACTTTGTCACTATAGTCATCGTTATTCTTAACTATGAATTGCATTACAACGTCTAATGTGTCATCATTCTGACGATCACTCTCTAGTGCCTTTATTGGTAATATAGATACCAATATGGCGATGCATAATAAGGTAAGTTTCTTAACCATTATCCTCACCGTCCTTATAATCTTAAAATACAAAGTAAATGCGATGGAGTATTGAGCCCCATCGCATTACGAGACTATTTGTCTTCTTTTTGTTGGTCTTGCATTTGCTCTTTTAGAGCTTGCTCTTGTTCTTGTGGTACTTCATCGAAACCTAAACCAAGATCACCGATTTCATGTAACACGCCGATTTTCTTTTCCATATTATTCTCCTTTAATTAAAATAAGAATACATTTATCCTAATGTTTACTTATAGTATAAATTTATACCATCAACATTCACTATTATAATATATAACTTTTAAACATATTAGTAAAAGTTTAAATACTTTTACTGTTGTTGTGAGTATTCTATGATTGTACAATCATGTTTACCTCCTTTAAAATATGGAAATAAGAGATTGTGTTATGGACTACTCATCTAGCTATGAGTAGTCCATGATACAGTTATAAAACAAAAAAATAAATAAGATTAGGAGATGGGATTAATTCCCATCTCCATATTCTTTTCATTATTTGCCATTTTTCATCTTGTTGATGTTTTTAATGGCTTTGTCCATGTCGAAAATTGCAACTTTTTCAACTTTAATGGAATTTGGATCGATTTGCCATGGCAAGCTATCGAAGCTGCCTTTCATTCTAGCACTAGCATCAGGAGGGATTACACCATATACTACTGCATTCTTAACACCACCAAAGCCTTCGCCTTTAGCAGTAATCTTTACGTAAACGTATTGATGTGAATTATTATGAGCACTAATAAATAAATCTGTGCCTTGGAGTTGATATTGTTTTAATTCAATATCAGAAACGGATGGGTTGCGGAAAATCTTACTTGTAGATAATGCTTCGAAATCACTATCATTACGTGTAAGACTTGCTAGTACTGCAATACGTGGATAGTATTGTTGGTACTCTTTACTATCTCCATTAAACAAATCAAGAGATGGGAATAAATAAGTTAGGATTACTCCTAGGAAACCACACACTACTGCTACAACTGCTGCTTTGTTTTTAAGAATATTGTTTAACATAATAAAACCTCTTTCTTTATTGAATGATTAAATAAACTTGAATAAATTAGAATAATGGAACACTAATCGCATCATTAAAGCGATTAAATTGATTGTGTGAAATATGATTATTCCACAACATTGTAAATGCCTCATGACGCATTCTAAATGCATCATCCCAACTCCATTCAGAATCCAAACCTTTGTTGTTTTCTTCAAACCATTCTGTCATGGAATTAAAGCAATTTTCAAATAAGTTGTCTGTTAACATGATATAACCTCTTTCTTTCCGGGATCATAGTAAATCCCCAAACACTAAATATAAATACTATATCATTATATCACGTTAATAATATGCAACTAAAATAACTAAGTATTACAATTTACAAAATCATACCCCTTAGGATTTCTATGATCCTAAGGGGATTTGTTTATTGACGTCTAGATACTGTTTTATCTCTTAGAGTTTGTGGAGTCATATTATCAATATTAATCAAGTTAGTATTGATATGAGATCCTAGCATATATACGTTCATCATATTCTTAGATAATGCATCAGTCTTATCTTCTGGGATATCTTCTAAAGATACTGTACCAAGAGTAGAGATAGTATTATACATAGCTTGTTTAGCTTCTACTGAATCGGCACGAGCACGAGAGAATTCTTTTAATGTATTATCCATACCAGATACTACAAGGGATTCCATTTCACGGTCAGATGTAGCACCATTCTTATCATGACCTACAAGACGACCAGTCTTATTATCACGAGAAGCGATATTAGTAGAGATAGAGTTCTTCTTAGTTAAGAATTGTTTCATTTTCTTTAAATGAAGATATACTACCAATGCTTCTTTAGTCCATACTGGTTCGCCATCTTTATTTACATATAAATCTGGTGTAGCTACTTTTTCCATTAATGGTACTCTAAGGATATTAGCTGCTTTCTCAATCTCAATGAAAGTTGGTTCAATCTTAAAGATACGTGTTTGGAATCTATATGGGTATTTCTTAGAGATATAATCTAAGAATTGTTTATCATTCATGTCTTTAAATAGATTAGCATAATATTTAGACATACTTTTAGTTGGATCTAATGCATCCATTACTTTATATACAAGCTCTTCAGCTTGTTTACGTTGTTTAGTCATATTAGCCTCCTTTGATTTAATGAATTGTTCAAGATGGCTAAAATTTACAAAAAAATAAGTGGAGGCTATAAAGCCTCCACCGTTTCATAGAACCATGGTTCTCTTACAATGAAGTTAAGATAAACCTGTTCATAGCCTTCCAAGTGAAGGCGATTAACCAACATTTGTATTGCTCTACCCAATTTAGGATCTTCGCTATTGATATATACAACAACAATTTCCTTTCTATTCCGTGTAGAGAATACTTTATTCAAAGCATCATTAACTTCTCCCTTAGAATAATTTTCAGAAAGATATTGGCTGAATATGCTTTCATACTCAGTGGTGTAACCAATTAAGTAGAATACATCGGCATCTAACTTAATTGGTTCACAATTCCATTCGTTATTATCATGGAATTCAACATATGTTTCGATACCGCCCATACTATCAACCTGATCCCAATATTTGTAAATATCAGCCATTTTAAACCTCCTACAAAAAATAAAAGTGGCAAATTTTACTTTGCCACTTTAAAACGTTTCATTGGACCATACTTTTCAAGTTGTTCCAAACTACTTTCAATTTCCCATCTGAAAGATTCTCGTAATCTTTCATCCGAATATCTATACCTTTTATTGTTTATTAGGTATTTAGATTCTTCTATAAATCCATATATACCGCCAATATGATCAAACGGCATACTGAGAAATTTTATTATTTCTTCAGATTTTTCGTTGAAGTTGGCAACTGTTATAGTATCGACTATTCGTCTTAGTCTTATATGCATGATTTCACCTCCTAAAAAAGGAAGCCCTCCGTAGAGGGCTATTGATTATTTATCCAAAGCGTAGCAGCCAACTACTTGACCGGCTTCGTTGCGGAATTGCATGCCTGGAACTAGGATATCATTTCTAATGATTCCTTTTTCCTTTAATGCAGAACGTACCATACCAGATACGATAAGTTTCGTCCCCTCCTTTTCTTCTGGTAACCCAATTACTTCACCGTATACGGTTTCAGTTTGAGGAATATAAATATCCCCTAACTTTAAGTATGCGGTGATAACTGAATTGGATTCTACTCGAATAGGAGTTTCCTCTTTTTCTACTTCGAGGAGAAGTGTGTTATCATCCATATTGAAGAACCCTGCTTTATGTGGTGTAAAGTTAAGGATCGCTTCTACTTCGATAACTGGTAGATTGTTGAATTGAGTTTGTTGTTCCATGATAGATTTCCTTTCTTCCCATGCGGGTAAATAAATGTAACTTTGATCTATCATGGTTATAATATATAATCATATAAATATAAGAATACAAAATACCCCTTAGGATTTCTATAATCCTAAGGGGGTATTTATTATAAAGCACTATAGTGAATTAATAATGTGAAATACATTAATACAGATCTATGGTAACTATTCTTAGTAGCTA